TCTCTCTTGTTTTTTTTCTTTTGTTTTTTCTGGCGAACTTTGTTCGCTTGATAAATTCAGGGTAACATACGGTGTCAACCCCTTTGATGCTCGAAAAAGCATATCATTAATAAAAGTAGCCATAGTCTGATGTTCTGGTTTAATTGGTTCTAAAAGCGCGACAATTTGTGGCTTAATTTGTACACGAAGTGGTTTGTTTGTGGTCATAACTGGTTTAATTCATCCACACAATGGCACAAAATGGCAGGGTGTCAATATTCAATATTTAATATTTGTTCATATTCGGATTATTGAAATTGCACCTATGTTTCTTAAGATCGACTTCAATCCATTCTTCGCCATTAAAAACAATCCATAATTGTCTTTTAATGTCAAATTCAATTCGACCCGCTTTTGGTTTTTCTTCGTTCATTCTTCTACAAATTCACAATCAGCACCGTTTACTCGGCAAGCCGCTTCAGCCAATGCCATCGAAGCATTTTTGTCTCTGAGTGCAAGATAAGTTATTGCATATCCAAAAGCTGTTGCAATTTTAGAACGATCATCAAGCCTAATTTTTATTTTTACATAATCCATCATTGAACCTCGTATTCTTGATCTGCTACATCTTCGCAAACATCGCGCATAAGACAAGAGAGAGTTTTTCCTTCAATGATCGCGCGGGTTTGTAATTCTTTTTTTGTTGCGGGTTTGACAAGTACCTGAATAAGTTCAGAATACTTGTCAGCGTCCGCTGTCCCCTTTTCCCTGTTAGCCATTTACTGAACCTCCTGTAATGATTGCTTGATTGCTTCAAGTTCTGCAATCTGACTTCTAAGTTTTTTTACTTCTGCAAGTTTTTCTTTCAGAATTTGTTTTCTACCTGATAAACGTTGATTGTTTTCCCAGATAGCTTTTTTTGTAAAATCGCCCATTTTTAAACCTCCTGTAATTTGTGTTGTTGAACGAATTGTTTTGCTTCTTGTCTAGTGTCGAAATAACCTAAAATGCTGTAATAAGGAGCATCGAAAATTATGTCATCGTGATACTCTTTCCAAATCTCATAAGGAGTTGTTCGAGTGTTCCAAGGTTCTCTTAACGGATGTTTTAGATCGTGATAGAAAACGATGAAGTGTGGTTTGACTTTTTGCGCTCTTGCCATTGTTTAGTCCTCCTTAGAAATCAATTGCCATTGCTTGAGCAAGATGTCTCAAGAAATGATGAATGTCGCCGTTTAAGCAATCAATCTGTCTGATGATCGCTTCGATCTTTTTAGCTTCTTCGCCTTGAGTTGTCTTGATCTTGGCGATAACCATATCAGTTTCAATCAAATTCATTGTTCCGTTAGGAGCAGCGATTTCAGAAAGTGTTCATTGGTTTGATTTGTTTTGCTTACATTCCTATTATAATAGAATTAATTAAGTATGTCAACAGGATTAATTAAAATCCTGTTAAAAACTTGTATCTGTCGCCGCAGATTCCATCGCCCATTTCAATCGGCCATTCAACGCGCCAAGGAACCTCGTTCCCTTCTTCATCACGTTCAACCTCATTATCTGCGGGAGTAGTAATTCTTTCTACCCAAACATAACCTTCACGCGCGGCGCGGTGCATTTCAGCATCGTCAAGGACTCTTGCCTTGAATACATTGCCGCAATGTTCAAACCCGATTGCGCCGTTACACCAAACTATTTTTTGAGTTTTCATAAATCCTCCGTAAGAACAATTCTATTATAATATAATTAAATAGAAACGTCAAGAAATCTATTTGACTAATTTGGTAAAATAAAAAAACTACAAAACAAACTCTTATGGCAATTCTAGTCGGGCAAAAATATGCAATCGGGCAATCAGTAAAAAAAATTTCTTATACATCATCAGCAATCCCCCCACGCTATCGCAACGGCAAAATAACAGAAGTATTTACAAAAACAAACAGCGCAGGGTCAGTTCATTACTATTACAAAGTCTTATGGGATGACAGTAGAAGATCAGAACACGCGCAACACACATTACGCCCTTTAGATTAAAACAACACGCCCTGAACGCTTGGAACATAGCTTGCATCGTATCTTTTGTTATCGCCTTTCGGGTATGGTTCAACTTTATATTGCAAGTTTTCATTCATAAGAACTTTTTCTTTCTTATTGCCTAAAAAATAAAAATATCTATGTTTTCGCGGACGTTCTTTCATGTACAATCTATCGCCGTATTTTTTTCTTAATAGCTCATGTTTATTTATATTTTTGTTTTCGTCATAGCGTCCGACACTATCTTCAATTGAACTATGGTGCATATGTTCAAGACCCCTTACAGCATAATCTTTAAATTTTGCGCTTAATCCTGTATAAATCCAATTTGTCGCCTGATATATAAACCCGTGATGCCCTTGTGATGTATCAGCATATGAAACAACAACTGACGGCTTCGGCAATCTATTTAAGCAACCAGAAACAAAAAAGCTAAGAACATTTTTTTCTAATCCTTCATTAATTACTAATCTGTTAAGTTCAAGAAAATTATCTTGATACAGCCCATTTACTGCGCCAGATACTAGCGTGTGGCTCATAGGCTTTCCGAAGCTGCAAACGCCCTGTAAAAGATTCAAATCATCGTACAATCCAAATGCGCAGTTTATATTCGGCAATCTTCGCGCATAGTGTTTTTTTAAAAACCATTCATAACATTCTGAACTTAAAACAGGCTTGATTGAATATTTGTCTTTCATATGATTATTTCTTGCGGGATTTTATTTTGCCCTATTGTTCTAAATTTTCTGAATCTTTTGCTTTCTACTTCTCGAAACATTTCAACGTGCGATACACATTCCTGAAATTCAATAAGACCTTCAAAAACACCACATCTAAGAAAAAGATCAGATCGACCTTTTATTGGGAAAAAGTCAACCTGATATGAGCCACATGGCGAAAGTAAAGAAGGTGTTTCAATCATCGAAAAAATCATCGTCTTCATAATCGTATTCGTGATTAAAAAACTTGTCATCTTCATCATCGCCGCGATCTCGTATTGCCTGCGCTTCTCTTTGGCTATCAAGCGCGGCTTGATGATTGTGTAAAAAACTATCCATTTTTAGTTCTCCTCAACTATATGTCTTGGATTCATAGGCGCAATTGTTTTAATTTTTTTGATGTCCCCATCAAATTCAACTTCCCATAACTGCGGATTTTCTTTAATTAATTCAATTAAAGCGGCTTGATTTAATAACATTTGTTTGATTGGTTTGCTTACAACTTAATTATATTATAATTAAATAATATTGTCAACTGTTTCTTTTTTTATCTTTCCAATGTTGTAATTCAAGATCGAACCGCGCAAGCATTATCAATTGTTCTTCTCTTGTATATTGCGCAAGTATCTGCGCCTGTTCTTTTCCTGAAAATTTTTTCATCAGCCAAGGCTCTTGAAAAAATAATTGTTTTTGCATTTTTATCAAACAATCAAGAACGGCTTCGCGCTGTTCATCGGTCATGTTTTCTGTTATGCGTAAAAACTGTTGTTCAGCCCTGCGCGATGTTTCTTCATCCCCGCTTGAAAATCTGTATCTTTTAGTCATTTTTAAAAATTGTGTCAGGGTCTTCGCCATTAAGAAATCTTATTCCCGCAGGCAATTCTCCTGTTTTAAGACTTTCTACAAAATCACTTAAATTCCAATCGCCCCACATATCGTCAAATTTTCTTTTTTCTCCAATCTTTGCACATTTTCCACGATGATAAAAACGTAAAGGACTTTTTACATTTTTAGAAAATGGAAATGCGGGAAAATCAACAACCCCTTTTAAATCTTCAATAGGTTCGCCGCAGGCTTCACATATAAAACAAAAACGTCCTTCGCTATCTATATATTTTATATTCATTTGTATTTGCCCTCCCATTCGTTATATTCATCAAACATAAACCCATCAGAATTTGCACCTTCGCGGACAGCCGCAAGCGCCGCATCCCTTACGTTTTCTTCAACCATTTCTGCAAGTACTTTTAAACTTTTCAAAGAATCAATTTTGCGTTCAACCTGTGAAAGTCTTTTTGATGCGTTTTCATAACCATCTTGCAAGTCGCGCGTTGCTTCCTGAAGTTCTCCATCTGCAATAATCTTTTGCGCGTGATTTATACGATTGATAGGGGCGCTTTTTAAATGCTCAGTTTGTCTAGCAATACGCCCACCAATAACTAAAGAAAGCAATTGATTTAATGATTTCAGTTGTTCCTGATCTTTCATGTATCCTCCGAGAAAATAAGGGTTACAGTTTCATCATTGCTTGATTTTTCGTCTACATCCCAATCATAAGGACATTCGTTATCAAGCAACCATTCAAAAAGTTTTGATCTATCTAATCTCATTATTTCTTCTCCTTAACTTTACTAAGAGCTTTATCACAAGCTTCTATGTCGTATATAACGTGAGAATTTCGGTTTGGTGTTTTTCTCGTCCAACATTTGCCTTCAGTTAAAAAACCTTTAACTCTTAATTTATACAAAGTTTTCGTAGAAATGTTTAAATATTTAGAGGTGTCTTTAGGATTACTCCATTTTTTGTTTTTAAAATCATCGTGTTTTGCATTTATAAGTGCTTCATAAAAAGAAGTGTAATTTAATTTTTCTTTGCCATTTTTTTGTCTAGAAACATACCCACAAGAGCGAACAAGTTCAGATTTGCTTACATCGCGTAATTCTCTTACTTTTTGCAAAAGATCATCCCCGATAAGTATTTTTTGTTTTTTTTCAGATACTAAATTTAAAGATTGTCTTTCAGTTTTATATTGTTGTTGAATCCTATACAAAGCTGTTCTAAATTCAAAGAAAAGCGCAACTTGTTCTTCAGAATAAATAGGAATCAATTTTGTTTCTCCATATTGAGAATTTTCATCAACAACAGATTCTTCTGTTGTATAAGATTCAAGTATTTTTCTATCGAAGTAAGAAATAAATAATTTTAAAATTTCTCGACCTATTTGTTCGTCTAAAAAATAAAAAGCTTCAATATCTCTTAGAATCCATTGAAATTTGTCGTGGTTTACATCTATTATTTTCATCGCAACACCTCGCAAGCCGCTTGAACACCGGCCATACAATCATTGCGTGTCATATCGGTCAATGCCCCATCGAATCCCAAATAAAAGATTCCTGTCGCGCACATAACCATAAAGAAATTTGTCATTGATATATCCTCCTTAAACCATTACGGTATGAAAGAAATCTGTCTCATAAAAGTGACATCTTTCAGTAGTGTTTGCTTTAGCAAGAGTCATTTTGCCGTAGCGAACATGGTCATAAATTTTTTGCTGCAACTTGTAAAACTTGGCGTTTTCATCTGTTGGATTGTTAGCAAAAATTTGGATTGCCAATTCATAATTGGTTTTTGCTTTTTCTAAATCTGTCATTTGGTTTAGTTTGTTTGATAACAATTTAATTATAATAAAATTAAAATGTAATGTCAACCCTGTAATTCATGTTATATATTAAGGGCATGGCTAAAAAGGCAACTAATATCGAAATTGATAGACGTATACATAAAATATACGATTTGCTTTTGCTCGGAAATTCAAAAACGCAGATCGCTCGATACTGCGCGGAGAATTATTCAGTAAGCCTACGTCAAACAGAAGAATATTTGTCTCGCGCTCGCATACTACAGGAACAAGATGCACAGTTAGAGCGTCCGCAATGGCTTACAGGGGCAATCGCTAGACTTGCAGATTATGAACGTCGCGCATCAATGGAAAATCAATTACAAACCGCCATCCGTGCCGTAGAAATGCAAGCAAAACTCCTTCGCTTTGATATGTCAGCATGAGCCTTATTTTTGATGTCTGTGAAAAACAACCCCTCCTCGACTTTTTAAGTCCTCCTGATGAAAAAGATACAGCGATAATATTAGAGCGTGTATTATCTGATCTTCACGCGGGGCAACTATCGTTTGTAAATGACACAGAAACGGAAATATTGGGCTTATGCGCGGGTTATGGGTCAGGTAAAACGCGATCTTTACTTGCGAAGTGTTTGCACCTGTCATTGTTAAATCAAGGCTTCACGGGCATTGTATTAGAACCTACGCAACCGCTTGTTCGTGATCTCTTTGTAACAGAATTTGAGGAATTTTTGTTGAATTACGAGATTCCTTACACATTCAGAAGTTCGCCTTTACCTGATTTTATTTTGCACCTACCCAAAGGAGACACGCGGATTATGTGTCGTTCTTTTGAATCTTGGCAAAGAATAATTGGTATTAACGCCGCTTTTATATTGGCAGATGAAATTGATACAGTTGCAAAACCGATTTGTGATCGTGCCTTTCCTAAAATCCTTGGACGTCTTCGCGCAGGGAATGTTCGCCAGTTTGCGGCGGCGTCCACACCTGAAGGCTACAAATGGTTCTGGCAAACTTTCGCAAGTGATGAAGTACAAGAAAAAAATGACAGAAAGTTAATAAGAATGAAAACCACAGATAATCCACATTTGCCCGCAGATTTTATTGATAGAATGAAAATGAACTACGACCCTAATCTTCTCAAGGCGTACCTTGAAGGGCAGTTCATATCTTT